GTCTCTATTGAAACCGCTTCAGGGTTGACAACAGTTATATCAACATTTTCTTCTGCCATTTATATCATTTTAAGCATACTAATAATATTTAGCAACCCTATCCGATACTTCTTCATAGTCGTGATCATCATGTTCAAGTGTTATAAATCCACCCTGTCTAAATCTAAGTAAAGCTTGTGTTGATGAGTCAACCAAGTCATCGTGATCGCCAACAGGAAATGAGGCGAACTGTTCAACAACTTCTTCTGCCCATCTTTTCTTTGGATACCAAACAGTACCCGATGCAAATAAATCTGCTACAGCGTTTACACGTGCAATCTTATCGTTGCCCCTAGAAGGTGTAAACTCTTGTACAGGTATACCTATTGCTCTCAATTCAAATATCAAAGGTGAGCCTGCTGCTTTAGCCTCTACTATGAATGCATCCGGCATCCACAGTTGATGTTCTTCATAGGCTCTACGTTTCAATTCAGGAAACTCTAATCTTTCTTGGAATGCATCTAGTAATATAATCTGCGGTGCAGGATATCCATTCTCACCTTCTTTATAAAATACACCCCATGTTGTACAAGCTGAATAGTCTGATCGTTGTGTTTTTAAGAAAGCGGTATCCCATGATTGAATAATGAATTCACATCTTGGTGGTTCTTTCTCTTCCCACTCTTTCCACCACTCACGTTTTACAATCGCACTTTCTTCTGACACAGGGTTCTGTTGATACTGCGCCTCCCAATGCGATATGGGTAAGGTTGCCTTAATCTTCTCTAGTTCATCTACCTTCCAGTATTCTTCCCATAGACTTCTGCCTGATGGCAATATAGCTGGTAATTCAATTACTTCCCATTCATCACTGTTGTCTCTTGTAGCTGCATCCTTCAGTATTGAGCCACACAAGTCTTTCTTACCCCACCTAGTCATAACTATAATGATTGCACCACCCGGCTGTAGACGCTGTCTAGGACCGCTCAGATACCAGTCATATGTGTTTTCGAAAATTTTTGGATCAGCAGACTGTCCTTGTTGTTCTGAGTGAGGGTCATCAATAATCAACAAGTCCGCACCACGTCCCGTTACCGCACCGCCAACTCCGATTGAAAAATATTCACCGCCACCCGATATGTCAAATCTACCCGCAGCTTTAGAATCGAGATTTAAAGTTACGTCTGGAAATATATCCTGATAGTCCTCGCTATCTATTAAGTTACGGACCATACGACCAAAGCGCAGAGATAGTTCCGCAGTATGAGAAGCCATGATAATCTTCTTATGAGGTTGTCTACCAACTATCCATGCAGGTAGTAACCACGATGTTAACTGTGACTTACCAAACCTTGGTGGCATATTTATCATCAGGCGTTTACATTCGCCATTAGCTACACGTGTGAAAGCATCCGCCATCTTCTTATGATGAGAACCGCACATGAATTCTTGCCATACAGTATCGGCAAAGTCTAAAAAGCTATCTTGAGATCGTTCTCTTATTACAGCTTTCTCTAAACCTACCACAAGGTTGTCTAGTTCTTTTCTTTGAGGTTCATTCAGTAAAGCAAGCTTATCTTCTGTAAGCTGACTCATAACCTTATCAAGTTGTTTCTTTGATATGCCCATATGTATTATTGTAAACCATGTTACAACTCTATATACTTGAGTGCAAGGGTATCTCCAGAGGACTGTCTTACACTCTAAACATCCAGTCCACACCCTAGAGGCTAGTTTGATCACCCTATGAGCAATAAGACTAGCCTCACCTCCATTTTTTTTGCAAAATTTTTCTAGCCATATGAACCTAGAGCGTTTATCTGAACTAGGGGGGTAGGGGTATGTAAATGCTTTGTTAAATAAAACTCATTTTTTACTGTGTAATTATTTGGAACAGTATGTATATGTGTGTGGGCGGAGTCCCGCTTGTGTACAGGGGGGGTGGGGGTGCGGAACTGCGTGCCTAGTCCTACAGGAAAGAGTGTAAACACTCTGGTATAACTACATGCTACAGTTCAGTGGAGTTTAAACAGCTTAGTGTAAGGATTTATCCTTATCCTCTGAATCTTTGCCAAGGAGTTTACTGATGCGTAGCATTATCTCATCTGAGGTTTCCTTATTAGTGTCTGAGACTTCTAGTCTCTCTGTATATAAGTTGGCTACCTTTCCTCTGTAGTGTTCAGCAGTTACTGCTGAGCCTATCTGCCCTGTATCAACGGCTTTATCTCGTAGCTTTGCTAACTGATCGAGGTGTGATTCCCTGTCAATGAGACTTCTTGTCTCTTGCTCTGCCAATATCCTAGAGACTTCGTCTTGTATATCAGCTTTTTTGGACAACCGGTAGCCTTGCTTGTCTGCGCTAGTTCCTGCCTTGTAACCTGCTAACTCGGCACTCTTGCCATTGGAATAGCCTTTAGCCTTATACCTAGCAAATAAGCGTTCTTTGACGCTTAGTGTACCTATGGGATTCTTTGTCTTTTGATCTGTCATAGAGGTATGGTAAACCATACCTTTTCGTAGATCAATACGATTCCTTCGGCAACCCCACATTCACCTAGGAGTTGACGTGCATAATGTCCATGAACTAGAATGGTGGCTGAAATGGTAGGAGGATAGGTTTAAAACCCCCTGAACGTAGTGAAGGGGGTTTAAACCATATCCCCCAAACAACAACTGGAGAAACGAATGATTGATTACGAAGATACTGGTAGCGGAAACTATATGGCGATCAATGGTCGCTACGTAGCTAGAGTGAGAGGTGATGTAGTTACGCTCAGCCCTTTCAGGGTTACGTCTAACTACTACATGAGAAAGGTTAACACCTTTCTTAGAGAGAACGGATTAGCTACAAGAGTTGTGCGTGAGTCTGAAAGACTGCGCCTGAAACTCTTGGATTGCTACTCTGCTGATGAGCCTTTTTGGAGGTACATGGATTGTGAGTGTGATCTTGCGGATGCACGAATTTACGAAGTAAATGAGGCTGATGAGGATTATGCAAGCTATGACGAGGAACTGGGTGACCACAGGATAGAATATCCTGACACTGGTTATTTTGCTTAACGAGGTCTAAAGACCTCACAACTGGAGAATGATATGGAAAATGTAATAACTCACCGACCGAATGGCAGTGTTTGCTCGCCACGAGAGAGGATGGCAGATGCCTACATAAAGGGCTTGCCCTTCGTCTGTGGCAATGACAGTGTCGAGAATGGATGGCTGTTTGTCGATGGCTACCCTTTGATGATGCCGGCAGATGATGGCAGAGGTTTCACTCTGCTCCGACTGTGGGACAGGACTGATGAAGATCAGTTGTACTTGATAGGGGAAGTGATGGGCGAAGTCTACTACCGAGCCGATGAATTTGCTCTGTGTGACTCAGCATATGAGGACTTGTGCCTTCGTAAGACGAAGGATGGCATCTACCTCAGTGCAGGTCATGTGTCAGGTGATGAATTCAAGCATCTGCTTGAATGGAAGATTAACCCTATAGTGAACTATAAGTTCACATGGGATGATGCAGGGTTTCACCTTGCTGATTTGAACGGCGGTCTCGTAGAGACTTGCTAATAACCCTTTGTTTAAACTACTCCCTGAACTTAAGTGAAGGGAGTATTTAAACTAAAACAACTGGAGAAATATGATGGAAAATTATACAGATCGTGAGGCTTGGCTCACCGAAGGTGCTGATCAGATGATCGCCACATTTGCTGAAAGCAATAATCATTGGCATGACATGCCACTCTACAGAGTGTCTGTCGGATATGCCCCTCGTCACCGAGGTGGGAAGGTAGCCGGTGTCTGCATCAATGCAGAGGCATCAAGTGATAATCACTTCGAGGTGTTTATCAATCCGGTGATTGATGATGGACTTCAAGCATTGGAGGTATTGGCACATGAACTTGTTCATGTAGTGGATAGGATGGAGAGTGGACACAAAGGTAGATTTGCTCGCTTAGCGAGAGGAATCGGACTTGAGGGCAAGCTTACAGCTACTAATGCCGGTGAACGCTTGACCTTACAGATACAGGATGTGCTTAGTCTCTTGGGAGACTATCCGCATGGCTCAATCGACATTGACTTTACGAAGAAACAATCCACTAGGATGCTGAAGGTATGCTGTGGTAGTTGTGACTTTCACTTTCGTACAAGTCGTAAGAACGTACTTATGCTAGACATGGATACTGCACCATGTCCTGCTTGTGAGCAGACTGATAGTCTGTTCGTTGTTTAAACGCAGTTTAACTGGAGATAGTTATGAATGTAGATATGATAATTAATATTGCTGAGAGTGCTAAAGCAATGTTCGGATTCCCTTGCACATTGGATGAACTCACTAGCGGTGAACGCAACATCCTCAAACGATTGGCTGTTGCCTATGGCAAACGTGCTAGTCAAATGTCCGATGTAGAACTCATCGAGTTGTATAACAATATCGACATCGCTGAGATCAAAAGTGATAACGATCACGACTCAACAGGTGATGAGCCTACTGATGGTGCGGTTGATGCTGATGATGATGATGGTGTTGATGCCGGTGATGCAGATGATGCCAGTGATGATGCTGACGATGATGCAGATGATGCAGATGGTGCAGGTGATGAGGTAGGAATGCCTGAGGTTCTCGAAGAGTATGAGCCTAAGAATGCTCTTGAAAAGGAGATCGTTGATATCATCAAAAAGGTTCATCCGACCTTGAGCGATGGCATGCATGATGGTGTTGATGAGGAGACAATCAAAAGATTGATTGATGAGCATGGCGGTGGCAAGACTACCATTGAGATCAAAAAGCCTAAAGGCAAGATCGAATTTGGTGAGCAGACAATGCATGAGAAGTTGCCACAGGTACTCAAAGCCTTGATACGTGGTGACAATGTGTTGCTTGTAGGTGGTGCAGGTAGTGGTAAGACCACGATGGCTACCCAGTTGACTGGCATGCTAGGCAAAGCCTTTGAGCAAGATGATTA